ACAGAGGGGACTGCCTCTGCCCCTGCATCATCCGAAGAAGGGGGTGCAGCAGATACGACAGTACCCTGCTTCTGCTTCTTCTGCTCCGTGTAAAACTGGTCACGCGCCTCCTCATTCTCACGGTACTTCTTCATCAGGCTGTTCAGTTCGTCGTTTGCGTACTCGCTCGCCCCGACCTTGTTCGGGTCCGGCTCCCAGGCCATCCACTTTCCGACACTGCCCAGGTAAATGTTAAAGGAGGGGTCGGACTTCTGCAGACGCTTAGCACGAATCGATGCCTCTGCCTCCGTTGCGAACACACCACGCACCTTAATGCCACGCATAGTGGTCCTAAACTCATTCAGGGCGAAGAACTCCTCCTCCAGCTTCGAGGAGTTGGCGAACAGGAAGTCCTCATATGCACTCTGAAGCTTCTGCTCCTTCATCTCCGTCATGTTCTCCTTCACAAAGGCCTGGAACCCCTCAACGAAAAGATCGGTACGCAGGAGGCAACCCTTCAGCTCCTCCACCACCTCCTCCTTTGCCTTGCTCTCACTGTTACCGGCAAGGGCCTCCATCTTTGCGTTCAGGGTTCTGAACTGCTCGGCCATCCACTGCTCGAGTCTTGTCGTCTTCCACTGCATCTCGTAGTCAACTAGGAACTTCTTAAACATGAAGATGTCCTTGTTTGCGAGTACCTTCTCCGGGCTGAGAAAACTCAGGAGTACCACCTTCTGGCTAGGGAGCTCAGTGTCCTCCATAAGGTAATCTTCTGCTGGCTCGGTACTCATTCTGAATATGGCTTCGTATCGTACCTTTAGACCAGAGGAAGCCGATCCATTTCCTAAAAAATCTTTTGCCAGAATATAGATAGAATGGACATGAATGATCTGCTTACCCGCCTGATTAAGTACGTTGTGGAAGGTGTGGCCGTGGCTCTTGCTCTCTTCTTCATCCCCCGCAAGCCCCTCCCGATGGATGAGATTGTGTCCGTGACCATTGCCGCCGCCGCTGTGTTCGCCGTGCTGGACATCTTCTCCCCCTCCATTGGCGTGACGGCCAGACAGGGTGCCGGCTTTGGCATTGGCGCCAACCTGGTGGGCTTCCCGATGGTACGTTAGGGACCTGTGGTACGTTAGGGACCTGTCCTGCTTTAGGGTTTACTTTGACTAAGCCCATTATTTAGCCTCTTACAGGGTCTAAATAATGTTTCCTACAGACGGCCTTATATGACTCCTCTCCGCCGACAGACACTTGCGTGGTAACAGTCGAGAATCTCTTCGTAAAGATGGCGGCCGTCCCATCCCCACAGAGCCTACATTCTGCCTGCAGCTTGGCGTACGTATCTGCCACTGGGATAAGATCGAGTACTTGACCGAACGGTCTCCTCTCAGAATCTCCATCCAGCCCAAAGACAACGACGTGTTTGCCCCTCTTCTCGACCATCTCCATAACAACTTCATAGAGGTCAGGAAAGAACTGAGCCTCTTCAACCACAACATATTTAGCATAGGCAAACGGAACTGTAGGTAAGACTGTTCGCAACGTTTCCAGAGCGGTCGCTGGAACACTCCCCCCAGAATGACTACGGAGAGATTCTCCGCTAGGGTCATACCGTGTATCGCGTATAGAAGTAATAACTAAGTAAGGAATACCATCTGACTGAAACTGTCTGACCCGCCGAATTGCCTCCGTCGACTTGCCGGCAAACATAGGGCCGACGACCAACTCTAGACTCATGACACAAGGACTAGTCAGGTCCGAGGAAGTTACGTCAACTTTTCAAGGCGGCTAACAATAGATGGTCTACCAGATCGTTATTCCGACCTATGGGCGACCAGAGCTGGTGCAAGAAAAGACACTAGCCATGTTACATAGCTATAAGATTCCTAAGCAACAGATTACCCTCTTTGTAGCAAATAAACAAGAATATGAGCTATATTCCAAAACCGTTGCCAACTCTCTCTATGGCTCTGTTGTCATAGGTGTACCAGGCCTTATGCAACAGAGGAATTTTATCATGCAGTACTATCCGGTTGGAACACACATCGTATCGTTTGACGATGACGTAAGTGCTCTATGGCAACTCGAGGGGGGAAAACTTGTACCGCTGGTTGGGCTGAAACAGGTGATTCAGAGAGGCTTTGCCTTATGCAAACGCCTGGGGTATCATATGTGGGGTATTTATCCTACAAAGAATGCTGGGTGGATGTCTCATGAACCATCGACAAATCTAAAGTTCCTCATCGGTCATATGTATGGTATTATTAACCGAAAAATTGTGTTACATGCACCGTTGAAACATGACTACGAGTTGAGTCTAGAAAATGCAGTTAGAGATGGAGGGGTCATACGATTGAACGATCTCGTTGCAACAACAAAGATGGGCAAGGCTGGGGGGATAGGTAAGACGGTGGAAGAGAGACAATCTATCTATAAGAAGGTAACTGAGTATTTACTAAAGAAATATCCCGGCCTAGTTCGTAAGAATCCGAGGAGAGAAGGGGAAATCCTTCTCGCCAGGGAAATTAAATCTGCGTCAGATAATTAGAAATGTTCCACCTGTACATGAGTCTGTTTGTTGCTCTTCTGTTCTTCGTGCTGACCCCTGGGATCCTGCTGAGCCTGCCTGCGGGCGGCTCGAAGAAGATGGTTGCCGCCACCCACGCCGTGGTGTTTGCCCTGGTGTACCACCTGACGCACAAGGCCGTGTGGAACTACTTTTACGGTTCCCAGGGCTTTGCCGATGCATCTCCCGCCTCCAAGCATGCGATGCCCTCTCCTCCTTCCATGCCTGGAATGCCTGGAATGCCTGGAATGCCTCCCGCACACATGTAAGGTTAAATCGACCGAATAAACTGCCAGCGTAGATCGGTACATATACGCTCCCATATCTTGTCTTGATTGTATAACTTATCCCTGTTTTTCAGCAGAGGAAAGCACTGCAGATAGTCATCCAGCTCCAGAAGTTCGCAGAACTTGTATAGCACATAGGAATATGATAGGAAATTGCTGCGTGTCTTAGGGCAGTGCTTGACAAAGGAGCTCTGGATCTCCTTGAACATGAAGCGCAGCTTCTCCTCAATCTCTCGAGACATCACTGGTGCCGTCTTCCCATTTATTCTGTTGAGTATATAAGGTACGTGTTCGTAAAAATTCGTACATTTTAGCTTCTTCAGAATTTCTCTAATCTTCACCTGTTTTATGTCTTCTACACTCACAATCCTCTCCTTCTTTAGCTCCTCCAGGATCGCCTGAAAAATATCTTCCGGGATTTCTGTACTCTCTTTTGCCTGGAACTGGGCCAGCCACTCATTGAAATGGTTGATCCGCTTGTAGGCATAATAGGTAACCTCCCGAGGCGGATCCTTGTAACTGGGCTTGTCGCTGTCAATTAAGACAAACTCCTGGAAGCCACATTGGTCACAGAAGAAGAGGGCTTCGATAGGGCTGAACTTCATCTCCACATCGCACTTCTCACAGAGTCCATGGGGATCCTCAGAGATATTTGGCTGGACCTTGGCATTCTCAGGGTTCACCTTTTGCATATATCTCTCGAGCAAAACATCCCTCCCCTCCGGCTGGGAAACAGCTGGGCCCGATGAAGGCCTTACCGTAGCTGATGGCTCTTGCAGGGCCGCAAGTACACTCCCCGGCTTAACTTTTACCTGTTTGGAGACGGCAGACACACCATCCTGGATCTTTTCCTGGAGGTCGTAGTATTTAAACAAGAGCTCCCCGGCATTGAAAAAGTAGTCATATACCGATGAATTTGAGAGGAGGTCGTCCCTCTTCTTTTTCAGATAAAGGAGTGTCTCCTCCTTTTGTGTCTTAGCTACAACATCTGTGAGGGTTGAAATCTCTAGTTCAAGAGCATCAATATGTTCTTTGATTGTCTCAACCAGTCCGGCCTCTCGCCGCATATCAGACATTTGCATTTGGTGTAAATTATCAAGAGTTGTTTTGCCTTCTACGACCGTTCGTTTCCCTAGAGACGATATATCTGACTGTATACCGTCCATATATACTGTTGAGGAGTTATGGAGTTTAAGTCTACGGACATTCTCCGTATAAAATACTTTTGGTTAAGATTTTTCGCCCCAGCCAGAATTTTTTTCTAACACGGGGGTATAACAATATGACGGGCGGAGGGTTAATGCAGCTTGTGGCGTATGGTGCTCAGGATGTGTATCTGACCGGTAATCCCCAGATTACCTTCTTCAAGCTGGTGTACCGCCGTCACACCAACTTCGCCATGGAGTCCATTGAGAACCCCTTCAACGGCAACCCTCGCTTCGGTAACCAGGTGACGTGCACGATCCAGCGCAACGGCGATCTGATCCACCGCATCTACCTGCAGGCCACCCTGCCTGCCGTGGCCATCAACGCCTCTGACGGCTCTGGTGCCCAGTTCCGCTGGCTCAACTGGGTCGGTCACAACCTCATCGACTGGGTTGAGCTGCAGATTGGCGGCCAGCGCATCGACAAGCACTACGGTGACTGGCTGCAGATCTGGAATGAGCTTACCCAGGAGGCGGGCAAGCAGGCCGGCTACGCCAAGATGGTTGGCAACGTGCCCCAGCTGACCAACCTGGTGGTGCAGGGCGGCGACCCTTGCTACAACTACTGCGCGGGCGGCGAGCCCCTGAGCTCTGCCTCCCTGCTGGGCTGCGCCCCCGAGTACACCCTGTACGTGCCCCTGCAGTTCTGGTTCAACCGCAACCCTGGTCTGGCCCTGCCCCTGATCGCCCTGCAGTACCACGAGGTGCGCATCAACCTGCAGTTCAACGACCTGCAGAACCTGATGTGGGACACTACCCCCAACAACGTGGGCTCCACCAACCTGCACGCCATTCGCGACCGCGTGAACGCCGCCAACCTGGTGGCCGCCTCCCTGTACGTGGACTACATCTACCTGGACACGGACGAGCGCCGCAAGTTCGCCCAGGTGTCCCACGAGTACCTGATCGAGACCCTGCAGTACACGGGTGCCGAGTCCATCAACAGCTCCTCCAACAAGCTGAAGCTGAACTTCAACCACCCTTGCAAGGAGCTCATCTGGGTGGTGCAGCGCGACTCCTTCGTGTCGTGCGACGACAACGTGATCAACCCGTGGAAGGGCCAGCAGCCGTTCAACTACTCTGACTGGTGGGACCGTGCCTGCCTGGAGTCTGGCTACTCCGTTACCCGCGTGGAGGGCATGGGTGGCATGAACCCCGTGGTGACTGCCCTGCTGCAGCTGAACGGCCACGACAGGTTCACTGTGCGTGAGGGCCGCTATTTCAACGAGGTGCAGCCCTACCAGCACCACACCAACGTGCCTGCCGTGGGTATCAA